GCTCAAAAGTATGCTCAAAGAATGAGTGGTACTATTATGAAGCATCAACATGATAATTCAGGCTTTGGCTCAGGATTGAGAGCTAACTTGAAAGTTATGAGAGCAATTCAAGATGACTTGAAAGCTAAAGCCGCTGAGTTGGGAATTGAATATCAAGAGTTAGAAGAAACAGGTGGAAACCAAATCGAAATCAAACCAGCATCACAAACACAAACTCAAGTTATCCAACAAGGTAACAAGACATTGGGTACAGTTAACAACCCAACTTTGGCAGCAACTATCAAGTCTGCTATTGGTAAGGGTGAAATGCAATTAAACCCAGACGAAGAACAAGGTATGTTCGAAGCTAAAAAGAAGCCAGATGCAAATAAAAACGGCATCCCTGATTATGCAGAAGATGGTAAAGGTAAGAATGATTTGAAGAAAAAGAAAGTAGACGAGTCTATTTCTCTTTCAGAAAGTCCAGAAACATTACAACATATCATTAGCAAGTTCAAGAACGAAGTTAAACGTTTCATTGCTGGTGAAGAATTAGACAATGATTTGTTTGACGCATTGTTTGACTACTATAGCGATGCAGGCGAATTGCCATACGGTGTAGCTAAGGGTCGTACAGGTGATCCATTCGAATGGATTACACAACGTTTTGAACAAGATGTACATGACCATGTAGTTGACGAAAGCACAGCTAGAGATTTTACTCAACATGCTTTGGCAGAACCAACAAGTAATTTCACTAAGCCAGGTAGCCCAATGGCAGTACCAAAAGGTACACCGACAAAACTAAATCGTCCAGTTCCGGACGAAACACCATGGAGTGTTGATCCAATCAACGCGGCAACAGACAGAGCATTCAATTTTATTGATAGCTTGAAGAAGAAAACACCATTTACAGAAGGTACAGATATGAAAGATATCCAATTAGAAAGCTGGGATAAGCAGCTACAAAGTTTATTAAGTGAAGGTTTAACAGTATCTTCAAGTACTGGTCAACAAGGTTCACCTAATTCAGTTACAGTAAGTGCAACTGAAAACGATGCAGACCAACTAATGCAAGTATTGCGTTCTGCTGGTATCGGTGGTTTTGGTGCAGAACCATCTACTCCTGAAGTAGGCTACGGTGTAGCTAGTCAGGGTGAAGAAGATTTTGACGGTACAGGTACAGAACCTCAACCAAGTCCAGATGTAGTTGGTGATGACGGTGATATGTTGTCTATGCTAAAGAAAATGGCTGGTCTATCCGGTGACGGTGAAGCTGAAGTTGTCGCAGTATCTACTGACGATGAAGGCTCAGATGATTACGAAGATGAAGAAGGTAGTGATGATACTACTTTACAACCAGCTGACGGCGAAGAAGAAGAATCAGGTGAAGAATCCGACGAAGATGAAGTCGAAGAAGGCAATAAATTTACTGGCAATCTAGCAAAAGCTCGTGCTGCTGGTAAAGAACAGGCTGATTTAGACGGCGACGGTGACATGGAAAAAGTTCGTGAAGGTGAAGATAATTGCAATGAATGCGGTATGTCAGAATCTTCATGCGAATGTGACCATGAAGAACAAGTAGAAGAATCCTTTGCTAACTCATCAGATCCTGCTCAACAAGAATTAATGAAGTTAAAGGCTTTGTTAAGCATGGGTAATGACTTAAATAGAGCAAAATCTAGTCAAACAGTAGGTAATCCAGTACGTGCTGAAATCAATGACTGGAAAAAGTTAAGCGGAATCTAAAAATAAAAATCCGCATTTTAAATAGCTCACTTCGGTGAGCTATTTTTTTGGGTGCCCGTATTTTATACAACGATAAATACATAATAAGGTGACTTAGAAATGGCTCAACAAAATATTAACTTTGGTGCTTTCCCCAACGATTCCGATGCAGACTCAATTCGTGCGGCGTTTGGTAGAGTACAGAATAACTTCACGGAATTGTACGGCGTAACACTATCAACAGGCGTTGTTAGTATTATTGCTGGTGCTGGTGTCTCTGTCAATAGAGCTACTGGTAACGTAACAATCTCTGCAAATATCGCAAGTCTTGACGTACAAGCCGGTAACAACATGCAAGTTGGTATCGGTAATTCGTATGGTAGTGAAACTACTATTGGTTCAAGCGGTACCAAACTACAGATTGCTTTGAAAGATAGCATTAGTTTAAGTAACGTAACTGCTACAAACTTAACTGGTAGATTGACTGCTGCGGCGTCAAGCCAACCAAACATTACGAGTATCGGATCATTGGTTAGTTTAACTAGTTTAGGCAATATCACAGGCCCATTCTTTAACGGGAACGTTGTAGCTACAACTATATCATCAGTAACATATTCAAGCCCTGGATCAAATACTCAGATTCTTTTTAACAACCAAGGTAACATTGGATCTAGCCCTAACTTAGTATTCACAGGTACCCAGTTAAACATGACTGGTGCTTTCAACGCAACCGGTAATATTTCTACTGGTGCAAACGTTAACTCGGGTAACGCACGTTTGGGTAATCGTGTTGATGCAAACTTCTACTACGGTAACTTCATGGGACCTGCGCTAACAGCGACACAAGTTACAAGTTCAAATCAACCTAACATTACTAGCGTTGGTACATTGACATCTCTACAAGTTGCTGGTACTATCGAAGTTCAGCAAATGACAGTTTTACAAGAGTTCGTTGCTGGTAACATTTCAGGAAACTTGGTAGCTGGTAACATTGCACCTCCAGGTGACGATACTCAGATTCTTTTCAACGACGGTGGTGTAGCTTGTGCGTTGCCTGGATTTACATTCAGTAAAGCAAGCAATATTCTTTCTATCTCAGGTAACGTTCAAGGTGCAAACTTAGTTTCACAGGGTGTTCTTGCTGTAACTGGTAACGCAAATACCGGTAACTTGGGTACACTAAACGTTATCGCAACTGGTAATATTGATGCAGGTAACATTATAACACCTGGACTATTAAACGTTCAAGGTAACGCTAACTTAGGTAACATCGGCACTAGTGGTGTATTGTATGTAGGCGGTAACGCAAACACAGGTAACTTAGGTACAACAAACATTATTGCGTCAGGTGACGTGCAGGGTTCCAATTTAATTGCAACAGGTAATTTACAAGGTGCAAACTTAATTACTCCTGGATTCTTGTCGGTAACAGGTAATGCTAACGTAGGTAATATTGGTACAGGTAATTTAATTACTTCTGGTTCTGCAAACATCAGTGGCATCTTAACTGTATTGGCAAATGCTAACATAGGTAACATCGGAACTTCTTCTATCATCGCCAGTGGTAACGCAAACATTTCAGGCGCAGCGAACATTACTGGTAACGCTAACATCGGTAACGTCGGTACACGAAATATCGTAGCGACTGGTAGTGCTAACATTTCAGGTAGTGCTAACATCACTGGTAATGCAAACATTGGTAATATTGGTACAGCATCTATCGTTGCAAGTGGTAATGCAAGTATCTCAGGTAGTGCTAACATTACTGGTAATGCAAACATTGGTAATATTGGAACTGCATCTATTGTTGCTAGCGGTAACGCAAGTATCTCGGGCAGCGCAAACATTACTGGTAATGCAAACATTGGTAACATCGGTACCTCTACTATTGTTGCAAGTGGCAACATCACAGGTTCTAACCTAGTTGCAACCGGTAATTTGGTCGGTGCAAACTTAGCAACACAGGGTAGATTGTCAGTTACAGGCAATGCAAACACAGGTAACTTAGGGACACAACACATCACTGCTAGTGGTGATGTTTCTGCTAGCGGTGGTATGACTGTTCTAGGAAATGCTAACGTAGGTAACGTTGGCACGTTGAATATGTTTGCTTCAGGTAACGCAAGCATCTCCGGTAATATGTCTGTTGGAAGTACATCAGTTACTGGAATAATGACAGTTTCAGGTAATGCTAACGTAGGTAACGTTGGTACTACTCACTTTGAAGCCGCAGGTAACGCAAACATCGCAGGAAAAATTGTAGTTACTGGTAATGCAAACACAGGTAACTTGGGTACACATCACGTTACCGCAACGGGTAACGTAACCGCTAGTGGTGGAATGAGTGTTACTGGTAACGCAAACACAGGTAACTTAGGTACTACGCATTTGACGGCAGCAGGAGATGCGACTATTTCTGGTCTTATCAGTGTCACGGGTAATGGTAATCTCGGTAACTTGGGAACACATCATGTTATCGCTACAGGTAATATCGAAGGTACAAACTTAATTGCGACTGGTAATTTAGTTGGTGCTAATTTATCTACTGCAGGTGTATTGGCTGTAAGTGGTAATGGTAATATAGGTAACTTAGGTACACAACACGTTGTTGCTACTGGCGGCGGCACGTTCGGTGGAACACTAGGTGTTACTGGTAACGCAAATACCGGTAACTTGGGTACACTACACGTTGTCGCTACAGGTAACATTACTAGTGGTAATATCAGTACAGGTGGTGTATTGAACGTTACTGGTAATGCCAACATCGGTAACGTCGGTGTTAAACATGTCGTTGCATCTGGTGATGTAACTGCTAGTGGAACAATGAGTGTTACTGGTAATGCAAACACAGGTAACATCGGGACACGACACTTAGAAGCAACAGGTAATGCTAACATTGCGGGTGTCATGGTTGTTTCAGGTAATGCTAACGTAGGTAACGTTGGTACTATGCACATGGTAGCAGCCGGTAATGCTAATATTGCAGGTGTACTAGGTGTTACTGGTAACGCAAACATGGGCAACTTGGGTACTACCCATATGGTTGCAACAGGCAACGCAAACATTGGTGGAATATTGAGTGTTACTGGTAACGTAACGGCAGCTAATATTACTGCGAATCACTTTGGTAATGGTTCTGCGTTGACTAGTATCACTGGTGCAAACGTCACCGGTGCAGTAAGTTTTGCCACAACAGCAAATAGTGTTTCAGGCGCTAATGTAGTTGGAACAGTATCAGCCGCAACTAATGCAGGCACTGTAACAGCAACATCACAACCAAACATTACAAGTCTTGGTACATTAACTGCATTGGATGTTAATGGTAACGTAACGCACAGTGGTGTTAAAACTACAGTTAGTGGTTATTTGCTAAGAAGTGTTGCAGGTGGTATTGCGGCTGCAGGTTCAAATCAAGGTACTGCAACTGCATTGTCAAAAGATATTAACCCTGTAACATCATCTACTGTTAACTCAGCAGACGGTGTTTCGTTACCAGCGTTTGGTGGTATGCAAATGATTGTTTTAAATCTTTCTGCAGCCAACATTAAAGTATATCCATCGACTGGTGGACAAATCGATAGTTTAGGTACTAACGTTCCGTATGTGTTAGGACCAGATGCAAGATTGATGTTTGTGTCTATCTCTGCAACACAATGGTATTCAATGTCAGGCGTTTACGCATAAGGAGTATAAATGATTACGCTACAATTATTACAGGCACTTTGCCCTAAAACAAAATCTTCAGTATTAGAACAGTATGTAGAGCCTCTACATGATGTAGCCCAGTACTACGAAATGTATGAGCATCCAAAAAGACTTGCTGCATTTCTAGCACAGACTGCACACGAGTCAGGTGGCTTTAATTTTGTTAAAGAAAACTTGAACTACAGTGCTAAAGGTTTGATGGGTACTTTTAAGAAGTATTTCCCTGATGAGGCAACAGCTAAAGCATATGAGCGTCAGCCAGAGAAGATTGCTAATCGTGTTTATGCTAGTCGCATGGGTAACGGCGATGAAGCATCAGGAGATGGTTATCGTTTCTGTGGTCGTGGTCTAATTCAATTGACTGGTCGTAATAACTATACTAAGTTTGCAGAAGACTTAGGTATCTCAATTGAAGAAACAGTCGCATATATGGAGACCCCACAAGGTGCAGTTAGTTCTGCAGGTTGGTTCTGGGATAACAACAACTTGAATCAATATTGTGATAAGGATGATTTTGTAATGCTAACAAAACGTATCAATGGCGGCACAATTGGTTTAGAAGATAGAAAACATCACTACGAATTAGCATTGAGAATCATTCAAGGATAATTATGGCTCAACCAGAATGGGGCACGAATGCAGGTAACTTAGGTACTTATCCTGCAAACTCTAACTTAGCTATACAGTTAGTAGGATCACCTAAGTTCCCGAGTACACAACTCACTTTTTCATTGCAGAGTGGGTCTTTGCCTGCCAGTTCGTTGAATGCACTAACATTATCTACAACTGGTTTGATTTCAGGTATTCCAGACGCAGTTCAAGTTGAAACTGAATATAGATTCACTGTTAGAATAACAGATGACTTAGGTGAATTTAGAGACAGAACTTTTTCAATTAGTATTGCGGGAATTTCAACACCTCACTTTGTAACCCCTAAAGGTGAGATACTTAACGTTTTAGATAGCAGATGGGTATCATTTCAATTGCTTTATACTAATCCATTGAATGACGATATTTTCATAACTAATTCTACTGGAACACTACCACCTGGTTTGCAAGTATCTGCCACTGGTGTGATTCATGGCTATCCAAAGATTCCGAATAATGACGGTATTCCGGTCAACAAGACATATACATTTACACTAGCAATTAACAGTTCACTGGGTGTGAACTTTCAAACATATTCTATTACAGTAAGAAATCATAATTTAACTCATCCAAAAAATACTAGATTGCCTGTAATTCTAAATAATCGCCCTTTAAGTTTACCGATTAACCCCGCTGATCCTTTCTACGAATATTATGTACTTGATGGTAAGAACACTATTTTAGTAGATAGCGGTTCATATATGAGTTACAAGGTTATAGGCAAAGACTTTGATGATACTGATTTTGTATATGAGTATAACAATTTACCATTAGGGCTAGTAGGTGATACTAGGTCAGGATGGATTACTGGTATTCCAACGTTACAGTTTCAGGGTATTAGTAAATTTGAATTTAATGTAAGAGTAGCAAAGGCTTCAAAACCAGCTATAGTAGGTGAGTTTGTTCAGTACAAGCTAATCGTAAAGAAAGATATAGCACAAGACATTGTTTGGGTTACGGATGGTAATCTGGGTACAATTTTAAATGGTAGTATTAGTGACTTGAATATCCAAGCAACTTCTGCATTAGCTTTGAAGTATAGATTAACTAGCGGAAGTTTACCTCCTAATTTAGAACTACTAGATAATGGGTTAATTGTAGGTCGTGCAGCATTCCAACCAACTGAAGAAATTTTAACAGTTGGTACAAAAACTAAATTTGAGTTTGAAGTCGAGGCATTTAATACTGAGTATGCGTTATTAGCATCTAAGAAAATGTTTACGATAATAATCGAACAATACTTTGATAAGCCTATCGAGAATGTATATATCAAAGCAGTACCGAGTATCCCTCAAAGAAAGTTAATTTATGATTTTCTAAACAACGATACAGTGTTCCCAGAAGAATTATTGTATCGTGCAAGAGATCCTTATTTTGGTAAATCATCAACTGTTTCCTTCATACATATATATGGTCAAGAAGCATCAAGTTTAGAAACATATTTGTCAGGAATGTCAAAAAATCATTTCGACATTCAATTAGTTTTAGGGGCTGTAAAGACTGCTAAGGCAAAAGATAAGTTAGGTAATACTTTATATGAAGTAGTGTACTGTGAAATTATCGATGAGAATAGCACCATTGCAAAAGTAGATAAAGATTTATATTGGCCCAGAGAAATTTCTAGAAACTTTGGTCCTTATGATACTGGTGCAAGTGAAATATTTACTAGCGATAGTTTTAACAACAAGTTTCATACTAGTTTAACTCCTGGCTCAATTAGAATGCTACACCCTGCAAGTCTGCATAACATGAGAGTTAGAATGGCAGAAGAATTAGGACAAACATTAGATAATAATGTTCTTCCAAAATGGATGACAAGTCAGCAAGATGACGGCACTATTATTGGGTATAAGCCAGCTTGGGTAGTTTGCTATGCTAATCCAGGACAAGGGGAAACTATTAAGCAAAACATGATTGATAATTTCGGTCTTAACTTAAATGATATTGATTTCACGGTAGATAGATACTTCATTGACAAGAGTGCTACGTTTAACTGGAACCCTTATCTAAATATACCTGCGTGGACAGAGTTGCCAAGTGCATACCCTACACCTAACCCATTAGATACTAATGACTTGGTGGTAGTTTTCCCTGAGAAATCGATACTACCCAAGAACACACAATAAATAAATGACGGAATATAATTATGAGCGATATTAACACAAACGGCATGAACATCAATTACCCAGTACCAGGGGTAAACAACTCAACACAGGGTTTTAGAGATAACTTCTCAAGTATTAAAACAAACTTAGATGTTGCTAAAACCGAATTAAATGACTTACAAGGCAAAGTCTTAGTTAAGAGTGCGTTAAACAACACTACACTTAATAATGATATGGCTGGTGGTATCATTAGCAACGTTGAAACTAAAATGTTCCGTAGTAGCACATATGATTTGGGTGCTTCACTTACGGGTATCGTTGTAGTCGATGTGCAAAAAGGTGATGTTCAATATGGTGTAGTTACGGGCGATGTATCAATTTACTTCGACAACTGGCCTGCTACTACAGGTAATAAAATTATCCAATCTAAAATTCAACTAAGATTAACAGTTACTAACCCAAATGCAGTAATTACTTTCCCACCATCAACACACGACACTAATACAGGTAGTTTGGTGAGCGGACCTACTGCGAGTGTTCAACGTTTAGAGAACTATGGTTCACAGTACTTAACACCGGGCGTATTTAGTAATCAAGTTGGTATCCCTGTGGGAGTATCATTGGTAGTTTATAATGTTGCTACTATGGATTGTGGGACAACACTTGAAATTACCCCAGTAAATAGAAACCAAAAAGCAAGTGCTTTTGAATTGCGTACACCAACGTCAATTGGTTTACCAGGAGATGGTCCTGGAACTGTGTGTTCTGATGGACAATACATGTATCTATGTGTGGGTAACTATGATGGAGAATCTCCTATCTGGGGAAAAGTTCCCCTCTACGTAATCAGCTAATAAATAGTTGATGCAACATCCCTTCTTAGATATTAATGAAATATTAAAACTTAGCTTAGAAGAAATTCAACAAAAGATTTCTGACTTACAGGGCAAAATGGCATTTGCTCAACGAATGCGAAATGCGGCTATGATTGCACAGCTTCATATGGTGATTGATACTTATCAATCAGCCGCAGCCCAAAAGCTAGATGAAGTCTTTAAAAAGCAAAACGCCCAATCTCAAATAAGAATCCAAGAAGGTGCAAAATGAGTGCAAGAATCCACACCCAACTTAACTTCAATGCCGGTGCCTACTACGAAGGCAGCTTCTATATGGGAACATACGAAGTTGATTTAACTCTTACAGTAGAAACTGAATCTATCAGAGAACAAAATGTTGCCTTAGAAAGAATGAAATATTTTATGATGGAGACATTGGCTGACTCAGTTCTAATTAGAGATACTGAGACTGCTCAAATTGAAAAATATCTCAATGCTGATTTGAAAGTATGTACATTACCCGAAGAACCATTCGACCAAGTTGTAGGTATTATGTTATTATGTAAGCTAAATGCAGTAGCAGAAGGCAGATTGTTAGTATCTGATATCACAATTGGCTCATCGATGAGCGACGGAGTTAACTGCTTAATCAGTGATGATGAATTTCTAGGACCATTTGAAGCGTCTGGATGGTGGAAAGAGTGTTCTACCAAAATCAATGATTTAATTAGCAATAGACCAAACAAGAAAATTGTTAAACTAATTAAACCAGGAATAGATTGGACAGATGTATTCTTGGGTTGGGAAGAAAAGAAAGTCAAAAAAGATTCGAAACCAAATGCTGAAATTGTATTTGGTAGCTTTGAATCAAAAACGGACAAATAACACTTGACTTTACTTGTATAGTTGTGTAATATCTTACTATGCGTAATGATTCCTATGGACAACAAGTTTTGTCCGAAAATGACCTCTGTAATTTATATCTTCAAGACCCAGAGAGGATCATCCATTGGGCTCTAATAGAAAAAGAAATTAAAATAGACAAGGATCTTGGTATTACCAATGTACCGGAATTTAAGTTGTATCAATCTCCTACAGGATCAATGGAGAATTTTGACAATCAAAAACAAAACTTCTGGTACATGCCCGAAGAGTACAAAAACTTTGATATTGCAAAATTTGTTTTGGATCAGTGTAAAGTAGAAGCAGAATTTCAACGAGCAGGTGAAGAACTGTTGATGTTCCAAGAACGTGATATGTTTATGATATTGCGATATTTGAAATACTTAGTGGATACTATGCGAAAATATAATATCGTATGGGGAGTTGGTAGAGGATCAAGTGTAGCAAGCTATGTATTGTATCTGATTGGGGTACATCGTATAAATAGCTTGCACTATGACTTATCGATAGATGAGTTTTTAAAATAAGGAGTAAATTATGAGTGGAGTATATCGTTCAGCAATGGGCAAACCCGTAGATATGGGTTCCATTGTATCAAAAAATGAAAGAGTTCGTGCTGTTGGAAATATGAACGTCAACGCACGAGGTGATATTTTGGATAGTAATAACAAAATCATCCGTGATAATACAAAACGTGTTAAAGATTCATATAAAAATGCAGTCAGAGATACATCTGGTACAATGCCACAGTTTGAAGACGAGGCTGCACCAGTAACACCCAATATCCCATATAAGGTAAATGTTACAGAGTTGTCACCCGAAGAGCAATTACTAGAAGATGAAGACCAAGACTTTGAAAAGAAGTAACCAAAATAGTTGCATTAACTTAATTTGCCAAGTACAATCTTACTATGAAATCAGCATTTGAAGCACATAAGATAGAAAAAGCTAAATTCAAACCAATCGGTGAACATATTGTTGTAACAGACATGAAGTTCACCGAACGTATTACTACCGGTGGTATCATTCTAATGAATGACGACATGAAAAGTTCTGGTATTAGACCTCGTTGGTGTAGAGTTTATGCGTTAGGTCCTGATTATACAGGAGAACTTAAAGAGAACGATTGGATTCTTGTTAGTCATGGTCGATGGACTCGTGGTATCGACATTGAAGATGAGGAAGGTAAGAAAACCATTCGTAGGGTAGATCCGAACGACATTTTATTGGTCAGTGATGAACCAATGGATGACGAAACAATTTCAGATAAGATTGTGGCATAACAATGAAATGGTTATTTAAATGGTTGCGTGATGGCATTAACGACCTCGATACACCAGTCTCATCAGACAGAGAATACATTAATCGAGGAGTCCAAGTTGGATTGGCTGTTCCTAAAATGAGAAAGAGTCCAAGAGAACTTGCGGCTGCAACTGCATCTGACGGATCAATTCATCTTAATCAAAGTCCTATGAATTTTAGAATTTACCCGGCAACTGGTGGACACATTGTAGAATACACTTACTACAATGAAAAAACGGATAGGAATGACCAAGCATTACATCTGATACCCAGTGAACTTGACTTAGGTTCAGAACTTGCTAAAATTATGACTTTAGAAGCACTTAAACGTTAAGGAGAAAATTATGGATACTTTATTTGACACCGCAGTTACGTACAGAACTCCCGCAGACATTAATCGCTCGATGGGGCGTGTCTACGGTTACATGAGTTTGGCAGTATGTATTAGTATGTTAGTTAGCATGTATGTTGGCATGACGCCCGAATTGTTGCAGTTTTTCTTTACTGGTGTAATGAAATGGGTTGTAATCTTTGCCCCTTTAGTATTTGTTATGCTAGTTCCAATTATGCTTAACTCAGGGATAGGTAGAACCGGGGCAGTAGCTTTGCTATCAGCGTTTGCCGCATTGATGGGTCTTAGTTTTGCAGTAATATTTGCTGTCTATACACTAGGTTCAATCTTTACTGCGTTTATGGGCGCAGGTGTGTTGTTCGGTACTATGAGTTTTTATGGTTACTTTACTAAACGTAACCTAGATAGTATGGGACAATTTATGTTCATTGGATTGATTGCAATTGTAATTGCTAGTATAATCAATATCTTTATTGGCAGTACAGTTATGCAGATGGTTATCTCAGCATTGGCTATCATTATCTTCTTGGGTTTAACTGCGTATGATACGCAAAAGATCCGCGAAGAATTGTATGAATCAGGCGATACTACTATTGCAGAAGTCTCAGGTGCATTAACTCTGTATTTGGACTTTATTAACTTGTTCTTGTCGTTGTTGCAACTATTCGGTGAAAAGAAATAATGAGAAATAATCTTTGGGTTGAGAAATATAGACCAAGTTCAGTATCAGACTATGTGTTTGTTGACGACCGTCAACGTGAACAAGTTACTGGTTGGATTCAAGCAGGAGAGATTCCTCACTTACTGTTGAGCGGTGAACCAGGTACAGGTAAAACTACTCTTGCTAAAGTTCTTATCAAGGAACTAGGAGTTGACGATTACGATGTATTAGAAATCAATGCATCACGTGAAAACTCAGTAGACACGGTTCGTGATAAAATCACTGGGTTTGTTCAAACAATGCCCTTTGGTAAGTTCAAAATCGTTTTACTTGACGAGGCTGATTATCTAAGTCCTGCAGGTCAGGCAGCATTGCGTAATGATATGGAAGCATATTCCATGACAGCACGATTCATTTTGACTTGTAACTATGAGCATCGTGTTATTCCAGCATTGCGTGAAAGTCGTTGCCACAAATTTCACATTGCTAAGCCAGATAAAACTGAATTTACAGCAAGAGCCGCAACAGTTCTAGTAAATGAAAATATTGAATTTGATTTAGATGTTTTGGATACTTATGTGGGAGCAAGTTATCCTGACTTGCGTAAGTGTTTGAATCAATTACAAGTAAATAGTAGTACGGGTAAATTGTTACAACCTACAAGTCAAGGTTCTAACGAAGATGAAATGCTTGTTGACGCAACACAACTGTTTAAGAACGGTAAAGTGACTGAAGGTCGCCAGCAACTACTTCAATATTTGAGTTTGCATCCTAGTAGAATCGAAGACATTTACCGCTGGATGTACACGAATTTAGATTTATGGGGTAATACCCAAGATAAGAAAGATGCTAACATCATTATTATTCGTAATGGTTTAGCGAATTTAAGCCTAGTTGGTATCCCTGAAATCAACTTGGCAGCTACTTTAATTGAGTTATCACAATGAGATATTTACTAATCACTTATGTCCGTAAAGCGGACGGAAAAATTGATGAACAGGTTACTGTTTCAAAACGAACTAAAGACACTGATATACAAATGTGTAATGTAATCTTAGATTACAAAGACAAAAAAGTAGTCAAGTCTGTTATTGATGGTCATGCTATGCCCACAACATGGGAAAAGATTGATACTTATTACCGTGAATTGTATCCAAGCATCATTGAACGTTTAGAACAAGAAGCCGGGACAGACGAATAAAAAGGGGCGCAAAGCCCCTTTTTTATTGATATAGATTTAAGACATGTTCGATGATCCTGTGTCGTTGAACATCTTTCAGTTCAAAGTTGCATAACTGCAATCCAGGAATCACCCCCTTTCTCAATCGATTTTGTAAGTCTAGTAGCCCATTGTCGGCTGTTTTTCTATCGGCTTGTTCAATGTCGCCAGTAATTACAATCTTACTACCGACTCCGATTCTAGTCATAATCATTTTGAGTTGACCAGGAGTTGCATTTTGTGCTTCATCAAGTATAATGTAGCTGTGCTTAAAGTTACGACCTCGACAAAATGCTAGGGGTGCAATTTCCACTATCTGTTCTTCTAGCATGTGGGCGATTTCACTCGCTGTATAATACTCTCTTAAAACATCTAATAACGGTCTAGTCCATGGCTCCATTTTCTGATTAATGTCGCCTGGTAAGAAACCATGTTTTTCATCTTCAACACCAACTGCTGGGCGTGTCAGGATAATACGGTCTACTTCACCTGCCTTCAATGCTTTGATAGCGGCTTGCATAGCTAAGTAAGTTTTACCTGTTCCTGCTGGTCCACCAACAACGACAATATCTGTGTTTTCGTTTAATAGTGCGAGGATGTATTTTTCCTGATTGACGGACTTGGGCACTAATTGTATTGGACGTCTGTCTAATTTTACTCGTGCTTGGTCGAAATTGATTGTTTTTGATTCCTTTGTGTAGAATGTCTGTGTGTCATGTTTTTTACTGTGTGAGTATCGTGTATCTTGCTCTTGTTGACGCAATGCGCCAGTTTTTCTTTTACTCAAAATAAGCTCTCCTTGGTCGAGTATTGTGTTCTCATAAAACACAAGAATATTTAAATTACTTTAGTGTGTTGATAATAGCGTACTTTTTGTGCATACATTCCTGATAAATATTAGGCTGTTCTCAATCTTTTTATAAAGCTCAATATCATCAGCAAGATGATAAATACTAAACTATGAGCAATCCTTCAGACGAATTTTTCAAAGATATCGATTATCCTAGCATCATCGATACTATTAAAGGTGTTTACTTTAGTGACGCCACAATCAACTCATTATTGGATTTTGAACGAGTCCTAGATGAAGCAGACCTATACGCATACAAGAATTGGGATTTGGGCGAACTTGTTAGAGGCCCTGATGTCAAAAAGTACAATGTTTCTTGCGTATTCATGTACCCGGAAAGATTGATGCCCGATCCACGCGGTGGAAAGAGATTGATTCGTTTAGGTTGTACGATTAAATTCAAGAAAACAAAAATTAAAGTTCCAGTCAAAATCGAATCACAAGACGATTATAAACCCGGGACTCATTATCCAAAAACAGTAGAACGTGATGTATGGTTAGTATACATCCAGATGCCTAAAGACTTGATGAACGATATCCGTGAAGGTTCTATTGACTTAGCAGACCAAACTATCGACTTGGAAGAGTTAGATAATGCGTATGAGGATGATTTAGATAAAGAGGGTAATGAGGGCGAGGAGAATGAAGGTTCCGGTCAGGCGCCAGCCCAGGGTGATATGAGCATAGGTGGAGGTTTGCCACCGCCACCAATGGGTCAACCACAAGGAGGACCAATGTAATGTCTAAGATTCTAACAGAAGGTCTAGACCATATGGACTTGCAGGGTCAAGTAATTCCTAAAATCACACTAGACAAATATGAAGCTAAAATGGGCAGTGATGATGAAATCGTCACAGTCTCTATGGTTGTAAAAAGCAATTCAGCAAGTGAAGATTTAGTAGATTGGTTTGAACGTGGTTACGATTGGGTATTAGACGGTAAAGTTAGTGACGGTGAACTTACTACTGGTAAATTTGTAGTGTTCATTGAGCTAGACCGTAGAACCAAAGTACCAGAAAGAATAATTGAAATAGTTGAAGATATGGAAACATTAACTGGGTTGTCAGTTGATGACTGGACAATGGAAATAGATGGTCAGGAATATCCATTAAGTGCAGACAAAATGAGAGAATTGATTCCATTAAGCCCGCACGAGTATAGAGAAAGATTCCCCGAAGAATCAGAAGATGATGAAGGGTTGAATGAGATGCGTGAACGTGCTGGATTAGCACCACATAAATCAAACAAAGTACAAGATTCATTATTAAAAGATTTTATAGCAAAGGCAGGATTATAAATGGCAACATTATTACCAAGAAAATCAGGACCACAAGATAACGCAATTGCAACTGATGATGACCATCACGAAGCATTGTCAAGTGATCCAGCAGTATCAGCATTCCCACAAGGAAGTTCATTTGGAGGATTCGGAAATGCAACATCAAATGGCACAGCAGCATTTGGCGCACCTCAAGCAGGAGGCTTCGGTGGTTCCACCGGCTTTAGTTCAACAACTACAACATCGTCAACAACTAGCAGTTTCGGAGCAAGTCCGTCAATACAATCAGGAGCATCTATGCCACAACACAACCCAGCAGATTCTTTAAAATCAGGCGGAGGCGCAATGTCCGAAGGTGGTGAATCTACTGTAGCATTAGACAAAGATGCAACAGATTGGATTAATAAGAAATGGCGTCCAGTTATGGGTTGGGTGTACATGATGACATGTACCTGTGACTTTGTTGTGTTCCCGGTACTATGGTCATTGTTACAAGCATTGACACATGGTAACGTTACAAGTCAATGGCAACCATTAACATTGCAAGGCGCTGGTCTATACCACATTGCAATGGGTGCAGTTCTAGGTATCGCAGCTTATGGGCGAACAAAAGAAAAAATCGAGGGTGCGGCAAAATAAATATTGACTTAACGCACAAACTGCGTTATACTTAATATTATGAGCGACCACTATCAAACTCTCGGGGTAGACAGAAATGCCTCCCCCGACGAAATCAAAAAAGCATACAGAAAATTAGCGGCAGTACATCACCCTGACAAGGGTGGTGATACAGCCATGTTCCAGAAGGTACAAGCTGCCTACGATACTTTATCAGACCCAGAAAAGAAAGCACAATATGATAATCCACATCAACACCACTTTGGCGGAAACAGCCCATTCGGATTTGAGTTTCACACCAATGGATTTAATGTCAATGACCTCTTCGGTTCAGTCTTCGGACAAGGAGGTCATCCTTTCTTCGGACAAGGATTTCAGAATAATCGACAACCAACATATCGCACCACAGTTTGGTTATCTTTGGAACAGGTATGTACAGGTGGAGAACAAGTACTACAACTGCAAACACCCAACAGTGGACTTCAAACTGTAAAAATCAATATCCCATTGGGTGTTGAAAATGGTGAACAATATAAGTATACGGATTTGATTAAAGATGCTACGCTTATGGTTGACTTTAGAGTTCACCCTCACCCAAAGTTTGAACGTCATAGATTTGACTTGTTGACCAAATTAGAAGTATCAGTGTTAGATTTAATTGTGGGCACATCAGTTAAGTTCACCACTATTTATGGGAAAGAACTTGAAGTAACTGTCCCAGCTAAATCTAAACCGGGCACAATGTTGAGAATTGCTGGTTCAGGCGTTCCATTTAATGGGCAAAACGGTGACCAAATGCTATTGATTATACCAGTAATGCCTGATACAATAGACGACAGAATAGTTCAAAGTATTCTACAATGTCAACCATCACGAGGAAACTAATAATTGACTAACTCACCTGAAATTGAATCCATTATTGAGCAAGCAATTGGATTCGCAAAAGAGCGCAACCATGAATACTGCACTATTGAACACTTGCTATTGAGTTTAATTTCATATACTCCCTTTAAAAAGTGTTTGCATGGTTATGGTATTGACGTTGAATCAATGACCAAAGAAGTTGTAGGATATGTTGATAGTTTACACGCTATCAAAGTAACCGACACTAGTAAAGAAGTTCATCCTAGAAAAACTAACAGTTTAGAACGAGTGATGAATCGGTCAGTAACTCAAGTGTTGTTTACTGGTAGAAAACAAGTTACTACGGTTGACTTGTATCTAAGTATTGCACACGAAACAAACAGTCATGCTCATTACTTTCTTCTAAAGTATGGTATCAATAAGAATGAGTTTGTACCATACTGGCAAAAACATTATAAGAATCAAGAATCGTACTCTAACTTGACTGAAACTCAAGCAGACGAGATTTTAGAAGAATACACCTCTAACCTAACAGAACTTGCACACAAAGGCAAAGTTGAACCGTTGATTGGTCGTGCATTTGAAATTGATGAAATTGTTAACGTATTAGCAAAACGATTCAAATCAAACGTATTGATGGTGGGCGATCCAGGTGTAGGTAAAACTGCTATTGCAGAAGGTCTTGCCCTGAAGATTGTAGAAGGTGATGTTCCTGAGTTTTTGAAGGGCCACACTCTTTATTCGCTTGAAGTGGGTTCATTGCTTGCTGGCTCAAAGTATCGTGGTGACTTTGAAGAAAAGATTAAAGCAATCATTGAAGCATTGAACACAAAGAAAAAAGCAATCCTATTCATTGACGAAGCACACACTATGAAGGGTGCAGGTTCAAGTAACAATAGTGGTCCTGACTTTGCTAACATGATTAAGCCTGCTATCACAAAAGGCACATTGAAAGTTATTGCAAGTACAACTTGGGAAGAATTCTACGAAAGTTTTGAGAAGGATCGTGCGTTGATGCGTAGATTCTATAAAGTATCAGTAGACGAACCAAATCGTGAATCAACTATTCGTATTTTGAATGGTCTAAGCACACGATTGAATGACTTTCACCATGTTGAAATCAAAGAAGATGCAATCGTTGCGGCAGTTGATGCGGCTACACGATATATGCACGATAGAAAGAACCCAGATAAGTCAATCGACCTGATTGATGCCGCTTGTGCTAAACAACGAGTATTGGGTAATGACGGTGCTATCATCACTAAAGAACTAGTATACGAACAAGTTGAGCGTATGACCAAAGTTCCTGCTGATAAACTCAACAATGATAATAACGACCGTATTATTAATCTCGAAACTAATGTTAAAGATAAACTATATGGTCAAGAAGAATCAGTTAATCAAGTACTTGAACGATTGTATGTGTCATTTGCGGGTATCGGTAATGATACAAAGCCAATGGCAAGTTTCTTGTTCTTAGGACCAACTGGTACAGGTAAAACTGAACTAGCACGACTATTATCTAAGAATCTGGACATGCCATTGTTGAAGTACGACATGTCAGAATATAGTGAAAAGTTCAACGTATCAGCATTACTAGGTGCCCCTCCCGGATACGTAGGTTACGGTGAAGGCAACTTAGGTGGTGGTCGATTAATCAACGACTTGAGCAAGAATCCTCATGCTATCTTGTTGTTTGACGAAGTTGAAAAAGCTCACCCTGATATCTTTAATGTGTTCTTGCAACTACTTGATGAAGGTCGAGTAACAGGTACGAACGGTAAAGAAGTCAATGCTAAGAACTGTATCGTCATTATGACTAGTAACTTAGGTGCTAGTGACAGTGAAAAGAACATGATTGGTTTTGGTAGTCAAGAAAAGACAGGTGAAGATGACAAGGCTCTTAAAGAATTCTTTAAACCTGAATTCAGAAACCGTATCGATTTGATTACTAAATTCAACAAACTCGACACATTGGCGATTAAGAAGATTGTAGTGAAGTTTACAGATGTCCTTAAGAATTCTCTGAAAGAAACCTACGATATCACTCTGAATTTGTCAGAGAATGTTGTAGATTATCTAGCGGAAAAGGGTTATGATCCTAAGATGGGCGCACGTCCTCTAGGTCGTAAAATTGATGAGTTGATTCGTGTACCATTATCAAAGAAAATCTTGTTTGAACGAATTAAGAATTCAAACATTACAGCAAACTTGGTCGGTGAAGAAATTCAATTTGATGTTCAACAAAAATTAACAGCAGAAGTAGGCGAAGATGGGATTATTAAAGTCAGCCAATAATGTTCAGGGTGTAGATTTTATCGATTATAGAGATACAGTCTACTATAACAAGTACACATATCGTGCAAGAATAACTGTTGAGGGTTTGCGCAGGGGCTATTATAGTGATCCTGAAGAATTTGAAGAAAGACTGAACAAGAATAAATTGTGGGGTAGGATTTCCGATAAAGAAAAAGAAACCATCAAACAAAATCTTCCCGAGATTAAAACATTGTTGCAGTTTAGAGTAGACCACAAGAAAGATAAACAGGTAACTATTCGTATGGAGCATGACACAATGGCTGTGTTTCATAACGACTTAGATTTTCTGCACAAACATTTTGATGGTTTAGTCGGTGCTAAAATAGACTTTACTCAAGTTGAGACTGCCGGGTATGCTGGTGTTAAGTTATTTGCAAAACAACCTAAACACCCGTTTAGAGTTTATTTTAGAAGTAAGCGTGTGCCGGCAGAGTTTAGAGAAAGTGTTAAAAATATACTAAAATCTAACCCCAAACTAAGACCTAGCCCAGCATTTAAAATTTGGCTTAATAGCACTGAGAGCAATGGTTGGAGAGTATGGTATCATAACTACCTGAGTTCTAGTTTCTTCATTGATTATACAGAAGAAAGCTATCTAAGCTACTTTGCGTTGATGCACGGTGAACAGTTGGGTAAAAAGTACAAACTAGAGAAACGTCCCGTTATCGTCTAAACATGATAAATACTCTATTAATATAGGGTATTTACCATGGCAAAGATTGTAGAAGAAGTTGTAGTAATCAAACTAAGCAAATTAGTTAAAGAAAACACTGAATCCACTGGTTTAATCGCCAGCAATGAAATATGTGATGCACTAGAGCAAGTTGCACAAGAACTTGCAGGCGATGGTGTGGTTGTCGAAGTAGTGAGAGCATAATGAGCCAACCAGTAACAATCACATTAATCCCCCAGACAGCAAGTACTGGGCAGAACACACTTATTACAAGTGATAAACACCCTGCAGCCGGTTACTATCTAAGCAAGAAAGATTTCCAAACTTTTACTTGGAACTTTACCTCAGTTTCTGGAATTTTAACTTTCCAAGCTACATTAGCAGAAACCCCCACAGAAGATGATTGGTTTGTAGTTCACACTATTAACGCAACCAGTTCAACACAAAACAGTTATGTTAACATCACGGGTAACTTTGTTTGGTTACGTGCCGTTATGAATAACTTTAGTACTGGAACAATACAACATATCAAGGTAAGTTATTAATGATATTGCTAGAAGGCGGAAACATTTGGGACGATGTTGAGACTAATTTTGACCCCGGTCAAGTTGGTAAACCACTGACTGCCACAACACAAAAGATTTTAGATAACTTAGGTGTTAGTGTTAACACTATTGGTAGTTGCTGGAAGCCCCGCTATGACAGAAATGGTAACGTTGTTCCTAGCAACGACTTAGATGCTATGGTAGATTTAGCAATGTTGCAACATGTATTTCAAACTTCCGATGGTAAAACAACTAGACAAGCACTAGATGATTATCTACAAAAACAAGGATTGAAAACATATAAAGCAGGTGTTACTGTTCATACTAGAATCCCAATGGGCGGCAAGTTTTATCAAGTTGATTTGAAAGTTGTCCCTAACGCAGCCAAAGTTGCACAATTTCATAGACACGATATCCCTCAAGGTTCACCTTACAAGGGCGTTAATAAGCAATTAGTTATGAATGCCTTAGCAACAAGTCAAAATATGTTATGGAGTCCTGATGAAGGATTGTATGCACGTGATGCAGCCGGTAAGAAAGCACAATTATTAAGTGACGACTGGGATAAAATTGCTCAGTATTTGCTAGGCAAAGGCGCATCTGGTAAAGATTTGGGTAGTGTAGAATCAATCTTATCAAAGTTGCCTGATAATAGAAAAGAAGAAGTTTTGAATCTAGCACGAAGTGGACGTAGTTGGCAATCTGCAACACCCGGAGTCAATGAATGGTTTCGTAGAACATTGGATATGCTAAAATGAAAATAGAAGATTTTTTATTTGAGGCTTCTTCTGATGTAGGAAGAAAGTATCAGCATATAGAAGATTTAGTGATTGCTAACGGCAGTCATGGTGCAATGCATGCCGTCGAAAGAATGTATTACATGATCCACAACTACGATTCGATTGAATTAAAGTGGGACGGTATGCCTGTCGTCTACTGGGGTAGAGATAACAAGGGTATATTTAGAATGATTCCGAAAAATGCATGGGCTTATCTATCGAGAGGTGCAATGCAAACTAAATCGGGAGTTAAGACTTTACCTGATAATCCACAAGATGTTGTCAACTTCATTACTGGCACCGGTGGTGCAGCAGATGAAGGTCGTATGAATTTTGCAAAGAACGTAGCTAGTCTATGGTCTTTGTTAGAGAAAGCAAGCCCCAAACGTGGGTTTTTAGAAGGTGGTATTTTGTTTTATCCTGGTGTTAAACCAGACGGTAATACTGCAATGCCAGTGTTAAATCCAAGAACAAAGACATATGACTTTATGCCGAACATCACTGCATTTCATGTGCCAGTTGGTAGTGACTTGGGTAAAAAAATTAAAAGTGCTAAAATGATGATTGCAGCCACTGGCTTCTTTGATAAGCTAGGTAGCACCACTGAAGGCAGATTGGATAACACAAATACGTTAAGCACTAAAGATGTTATAGTTCAAGGTACAACATATGTTGAAGAAATGCCAGGAGTATCTACTAGTGGATTAGATAAACTAAAGAAATTTATAGAAGCAAATGCACAAGTAATTGATAACTATCTTGCACCAAAGCCAGGATTGAATAGTCCAGGTGGTGAATTATACACTTATCTAAATAAACATTTGAGAACAACAGGGTTATTAAAAGATTTCCCTGCTTGGGCACAACAGAATTTAAGTCCTAAGAAAGCTGAAATCATGCTAAGTGATAAAGCTGGATTGAAGGCAACGTTGGGTGCAGTAGAAGCTATCACTAACGAAAAAATGAATATTATCAAGTCATTAAGTATTGGGTTACACGGTGGTATAATGCAAACTAACCCAGAAGGTTATGTTCACGCACACCCTGAAATT